TAAGAATTGATTTCTGGGATATGGAAACAGATAATAAAAAAGTAATGAAGGTAGGAACATATGAATAATAATGGACCTAAGTTGGTAAGAATACCATTAAAGACAGAACAAGAATTTTATAAAAGAAATATTCCTATAATCAAAATTACAAGTATTATATTGTGCTTGATAGCAACTACAATATTTTTAATAGGATAAATCCACTAATTAGGATAGCTAAAATAAGGCTATCCTTTTAGTGTTTATATGAAATAAAGGAGTATAGAAATAATGACTAAAATAGATGAAGCAAAAGAATATTTACAACAGGTATATAAGGTTAAACAAGTATGTTTAAGATGTAATGCAGATTTAGAAGAATTACGTGCAACATCTATTATGTTAATTCCATCATATAAAGAACGTACAGGTTTTAGTAATATAAAACATGATACCAGTGATTTTATATCTAAATTAGAACAACAGGAAGAAGAAATGGAAAGATTAAAATTAGAATGGCTAAATAAACGCATAGAAATAAAATCTTTTTTAAACAATATAAATATGAGCGAAAATATTAAGAATGTACTTATTTTACGTTATGTTTCTCTTAGAAAATGGGAAGAAATTGCTTGTTCTATTAATTGTTCATTTAGATGGGTGCATACATTACATTCTCAAGGATTATCCATTGTTGCAAAAAAAATAAAAAATTAGTTCACTAAAGTTCACTAAAATTCATAGAAGTTCATACTTTAATTGTGATATAGTTATACTTGTTAAAGAAAAAGATAAACCGTTGGTAAAAATACCAGCGGTTTTACTATTTTATAAGTTGATTTTGTATAAATATTATTATATCCCCATATATTTTAAAACTTATATGTATTTTTATGGTTTATACAGAAGAAATTAATATAATAAGTACTTTATTTTTGTTGATAGATTTATTTAGAGAAATGAAATCAATTATAACATAGAATTATTTTAATGGTATAATGATAATATCTTTTATTTAAGGTGGATTTATTATATGAAAAAAATAAAGTCTATGTTTGAAAATTTAGGAAAGAATATTATATTATCTTTGCTGTTTATTGTTATATTTTTGAACTTTAATTTAGAAGATATTTCAAAAGTAATAACAGGAGTCGTGGCTATTTGTGGTCTTATAATTGCATATTCTTATAATAATGGAGCTAAAAATCAGAGAGAACAACAATTATTACAAAATAAAAGAGAATATTATAATAAATTTGTTGAAGCATATATAAATAAAATGAATTATTACCCGGCATTATTCGATACTTTAGAAGCAGTAGAAGCAAATGAAAAATTTTGTATTGAAGCAAGTCGATTAACAATATATGCTTCAAAAGACGTTATAGAATGTGTAGCTAAGATACAAAAAGGAGAAAAGGTTGAATCAGAAGAATTGATACTATTGATAAGAAAAGATTTGGGATTATGTGATATGGAGAAAATACCATTAGGTTTAGTAGTTAGTAATTTGGTTATTGTCAATGGTAAAGTTGTTGATAAAAATTCAGTTCAAGAAGATTTGACAAATAAAAATATAAAAAATTAAAATATAAAAATCAAAGCCACTGTTAAATTTACAGTGGCTTTTTTAGTACAGAAATTAGGAGTGAGGAGGAATGGCATATGATGAAAAGATAAAGAAAAAGGTTCAAATTTTGTACGAAAAAGGTACCACTTTTAAGGAAATTTCTGAGCAGTACAAAATATCTGCTAAGACCGTTAGACAATGGGCTTCCAAGTATAAATGGGTACGTCAAAAAGGTTCAAAAAAATCAACTGAAACAAAACGAAAGGCATCAGGTGTTTGTATTGGTAAATTGCAAAATACTAATGCAGTGAAACACGGGTTATTTTCAAAATATCTGCCAGCGGAAACATTGGAGTTGGTAGGCAATATTGAGATGATGTCTCCATTAGATATTTTATGGGAAAACATTTGCCTTAAATATGCAGCAATTATTCGTTCACAGCAAATCATGTATGTTAAAGATTCTAATGATGTAACTAAAAGAATAACAGTAGACGGTTCAGAAACAACTGTTTATCAATACAAAGAAGCCTATGAAAAACAGGCTTCTTTTTTAATGGCTCAATCACGAGCTATGGGGACGCTTATGAACCTAATTAAACAGTATGAAGAAATGTGCAATAGTGAGTTAGCCACCGAGGAGCAAAAACTCCGTATTGAAAAACTCAAGAAAGAAATAGCAAAAGATAATACCCAAGAAACTTTAATGGAAGATGACGGATTTACCAAAGCAATAGAGAATGCAACTAAAGAGGTATGGCGAGATGATTAAAAAAATAAAAAATATTATCAAGCCTGTTATTAAATTTAATACTTTTAGTAGAAAGCAGTTGCAGATACTTACATGGTGGGAAAAGGAAAGTCCATATAGTAAATATAACGGTATTATATGTGATGGTTCTATTCGTGCGGGCAAAACTGTACCAATGGCAATATCTTTTGTTTTATGGGCAATGAAATATTTTGATGCCCAAAATTTCGCAATGTGTGGAAAAACGGTTGGTAGTTTTAAGCGAAATGTGTGGAAATGGCTTAAGCCAGTATTAATACTTCGAGGATTTGCGATCGAAGAAGATAGGACAAGTAATTTGATATATATCCAAAAAGGCTATGTAGTGAATTATTTTTATATCTTTGGCGGGCGTGATGAGTCCAGTCAAGATTTAATACAGGGTATTACTTTAGCAGGTCTGTTATTAGATGAAGTAGCACTTATGCCAGAAAGTTTTGTTAACCAAGCTACTGGTCGTTGTTCAATTTTAGGTGCCAAATTATGGTTTAATTGTAATCCAGAAAGTCCTGTACATTATTTTTATACAGATTGGATACAGAAAGCTAAAGAGAAAAAATTTCTTCATATACATTTTATGATGGAAGATAATCCTTCATTATCACAAGAAGTGATACAGTCTTATAAAAGCAGATATGCAGGAGTATTTTTTCAGCGTTTTATTTTAGGATTATGGGTAATGGCACAAGGTGCTATTTATAAAGATTGTTTTGATGATGATAATTTATTTGGTGATGAATTAATAGATTATATAAGTCGAAATATATTCAGAATGAAACGTTATATATTTATTGATTATGGTACAGTAAATCCTATGGTTTTCTTAGATGTATATGATGATAATGAAAAATTATATGTGGTGAACGAGTATTACTACGACAGTAAAAAAACTGGTATTGAAAAAACAGACCTTGAATATGGAGAGGATTTATTAAAATTTGTAGGCGATAAAAGCATAACACCTGCTTATGTAGTAATTGACCCTTCGGCTGCTAGTTTTAAAGTTTTGCTTCGTAAAAAAGGATTAAGAGGAAAAGTAGCAGAGGATACTATAAATGCAGATAATAAAGTATTAGAAGGTATTCGCCATGTATCATCTTTACTTAAAAAGAAAATACTATTGTTTCATAAAGATAATTGCAAAAATACTATAAATGAAATGAAGTCTTATGTATGGGACGACAAAGCTTTGAAAAATCAAGCAAAAGAGAAACCCTTAAAAATAGCAGACCATGGACCAGACGCAGTACGTTATGGTTGCTTCACTCTTATAAATCCAAGGAGGTATAATAATGCGTCGTAATAAAAATAAAAAAATGATACGTGCCAAAGCAACGGACGCATTTCAAAACATGTTGGCACGTATGGGTGCTTTTACCCCTAGCTTACTAGAGGGTACTAATTATCCACTAACTAGACTTACAAGAAATTTCAACTTAATGAATTCTTTATATCGTAGCCATTGGATAATTAGAAATATCATTGATGTTATTCCGCAGGATATGACCAAAAACTGGATTAAGATTACATCTAACTTAACACCAGAAGCGATAACAGAATTAAAATCTGTAGAACGTAAAACAAGTATTATAAAAAAGATAACACAAGGCTTACGTTGGGGAAGGTTGTATGGCGGTGCTTTAGGTATAATGCTAATAAAGGGGCAAGGGGAAGATTTAAGTAAACCTTTAGATTTAGATAGTATAATGCCCGGAGATTTCAAGGGAATGCTTATTCTTGATAGATGGAATGGTTGTTATCCTGGTACAGGATTAGTAACAGATATATCAGACACTGAATATGGATTACCAGAATATTACTATGTAACAGACCCAGAAACTAATATAAATATTAATATTCATCACAGCCGTGTTATTAGATTCACTGGAGATGAGTTGCCTTATTGGGAATGGTTAGCCGAGCAATATTGGGGAGCTTCAGTAATAGAATCAATTTTTGATGAATTAAAAAAGCGTGATAATGTTAGTTGGAATATAGCTAATTTAACATTTTTAGCTAATTTAAGAGTACTTAAAATGAGTGATTTAGGTCAGCTTTTATCAACTACAGACGTTAATAGCCAAAGAGAGTTATATGATACAGTACAATCTCAAAATTGGTTGATGAATAATTTCAGTATGCAAATACTGGATAAAGAAGATGATTTTAGTACTCATCAATATACATTTAGTGGATTAAGTGATGTTTATCAACAATTCATAATGGATATAAGTGGTGCTGCTGGAATTCCCGTTACTAGATTATTTGGTCGTTCTCCCGCTGGATTAAATGCCACAGGGGAGAGTGATTTGCAAAACTATTATGATATGATAGAAGAAAAACAAGAAAGTACATTGCGACCAATAGTAGAAAAGTTATTACCAATAATAGCTATGAGTACATGGGGAGTTATTCCTGATGATTTAGATTTTAGATTTAATCCAGTACAACGAGCAACGGAAGAAAAACTTGCGGATATCGTTGCTAAGAAGTCAACTGCTATTCGAGAAGCTAGAGATAGTGGAATTATTTCAGATAGAATAGCACTTAAAGAATATAAACAAATGAGTGATACTACAGGTATGTGGACAAACATTACCGATGAAGATATAGATAAGGCAAGTAATGAAATTGATATACCTGTAGAAACAGATTTTGGATTAGAACCTAATATTAATGGTGGTTTAAGTAATGAAGTACAACAAATGGAAAATGAAAAGGACAATTGAAAAAGCTTATGCTAATGCTATAAAAAAGCTAATACAAGGACTACAAGATGAATTAAAAAATCTTGATAGTCCTTTTTTAATTACAAGCACAATAAAGTCCTTAGCTAGACAGCCTACATTTATAAAAAAAGCGGAAGCGTTGGCTAAAGGAATGATTACTCAACTTTTTTCCGACAACGTAAAATCTTGGAGACAAGCTGCTAATAAAGGTAGTCAAGGTAAGATGATATATAAAGAATTACAAAAAGGATTAACTGGACAAATAAGAGTTACTTTTAATGAATTGATAAACCAAAATGCAAATTATATATCATCTTTACCTTTGGATATTGCCAAATATGTCGATAGGCGAATAGCAAAAGGGGTATTAGAAGGAAAACGTGCTACAGATATACGAGATGAAATTCTTAGGTATTATCCACATATAAGTGAAACTAGGGCACAATTAATAGCAAGAACAGAAACAAGCAAAGCTCAAACTGCATTAACAAGAGTAAGAGCTCAAGCTATAGGTCTTAATTGGTATGTATGGCGAACTAGTGAAGATAGTAGAGTGAGAAAAAGTCACTCTCATATGGAAGGAGTACTTATCAACTTTAACTATCCGCCTAGTCCTGAAAGATTAATAAACAAAAAATCCTATGGAAATTATAATGCCGGAGATATATTTAATTGCAGATGCTATCCAGAACCTTTAACAGACATTAATGATATTAAATTTCCGCATAAAGTTTATTATGGTGGAACTATTCGTAATATGACTAAAAATCAATTTTTAAAAATAATGTGAGGTGGTGAGAAAATGAAATGATATCTTATTATGGCTCTAAAATATCCGATAATTTAACTAAAACTCCAGAAGGCTTTTTGATTTGTCACAACGTACCAATTGCAAGGTGTGGTCAGCAACTATATCTAGGCAGTGAAACTCCTTTTAAAGAATTACCTAGCAATGATACTGTAAAAATAGTGAGACACCCAGAAGAAGTATTTTCTAAAGCTACCCTTGCTTCTTTTGAAGGAAAGCCAGTAACTGATGACCACCCACTAGAAGATGTTACACCGCAAAATAGTAGAACATACTTAAAGGGTATTTGTAGAGATGTGAGAAGAGGCATTGGTGAATATAATGACTGCATTGTTGCTGATTTAATGATTTATGATCCAATGCTAATTGATGAGATAACATCTAAAGAAAAACGAGAGGTGTCTTGCGGATATGATTGTTTTTGGGAGTTAGGGAATGATAATACTATTATTCAAAAACAAATAAGAGGTAATCATATCGCTATCGTAAAAAATGGTAGGGCTGGGCATAGGGTAGCTGTTAGAGATAGTAAACCAGAAATTAAGAATAAAGTTAATAATGGAGGCAAAAAAATGAGTTTAAAAGCTATAAAAAATAAAATGTTTGCCATGTTTGCGAGAGATGAAAATTCTACACCAGAAGAAATTGCAGAAGCAAGCAAACTTTTACATGATGAAAAAACAGAAATGAAGCCAGAAGAAAATGTAAAAGATGAAGGTCCATCTGTTGGTGAGCTTATGGCAGAAATAAAATCTTTAAAAGAAACAATGCAGGCTATTATGCAGGCAGAAAAACGTGAACCTGAACATAAAGAAGATGAAATTTCTACTTTAGATGAATTAGAAAATCAACTTATTGGTACAAATGATGAAAGTGTAACAGAGCAGGAAGAAGCAGTTACCGTAGAACCAGAAGAAATCAACGATGAAGAAAGCATGGTTAATAAACCTGCATGTGACACTCTTGCAAATTTAAAAGTTTTAAAGCCTATCGTTGCAAGTATTAAAGATAAAGATACTAGAAAAAAAGCTATTGATAGTTTAGCAAATCTTGTTCGTGGAAATGTACAAGATAACCAATATGCTACTGTGCTAAAAGCTAGTAGAAAAGCACAAGATAACAATAATACAGTTAAAAATGAAGATTTAGGGAAAATGTGGGCTAAAAAATATAATCCACAATATAAGGGAGGTAAATAATATGGCAGGTTATGCAATTGGAAAATCCATGAATTTAGGTTTCCCAGGAACTTATGCACGCACACCAGATGATGTAATTATGTCTAGAGCAGTGAAGGAAGATAGCAAAGCTATTCCTTTTGGAGCTCCTGTTATTTTAAATAGTGATAATACTTATTCTGTGGGTGATGCTACGCTTACAGCAGATAATTTTGCTGGTGTAGCAGTTAGAATTGTACAGCAAGCTGTGCAGTATTTAGCACAAAACAGTGGAGCATATCAACCAACTCAACCTTGTTCTGTTATTCAGCGTGGTAATGTAATGGTTACTTGTAATGTTGGTACACCTACAGCAGGCGGAAAGGTTTATGTTAGAACAGCAGGGGAAGATAGTGGAAGTGGTAAAATAATCGGTGGATTTGAGGCTACTGATGATAGTGGAAACGTAGTTGAATTACCTAATGTCTGTTGGGCTACCGGTAAAATAGACGCTAATAAAGTTGCTGAAATTTGTATTAAAACTCGAAACAATCCATAAGGAGGAATGAACTAATGTCAACACCAATTATTATTAATCCAGCAGACATGAAAAATGCTGGTAATTTAGCTAATTTTGCAATGAAACAAGGTGGCGGACTTTATGGCGGAGCTTATGACGCTGCAACCGCTTCTGGGATGGCTTATCTTGTAGGTGAGCTTGAAAAAGTAGACCCTAAAATTCGTGAACCGTTGACAGCGGTTACATGGCAACGTGATATAGTAGCCGAAACAGGCGGTGGCTGGGTAGAATACACTAGCACATTTGATGTAAATTACGGAATTTCTGACCCTAATGGTGGCGGTATCCAAGGTGGAAGCTCCACAGCTATTCCGGCTGTACAAGTGGATATTGGAAAAAATCAATACCCTGTTCACACATGGATGAATGTGTTGAAAGTACCACTTGTTGACCAAAATAAACTCCAACAGATTGGAAGAAATTTAGAAGATTTATTAGATAAGGGTTTACGATTAAACTATCAAAAAGCTGTAGACCAGAATGTTTATGTAGGATACGACGAATATAAAACAACTGGTATTATCAACAATCCTAATGTAGTAACTGCATTAGTTGCACAAGGTGCACAATCTGACACAAAATGGAAAACAAAAACAGCAGACGAAATCTTAAACGATGTTAATACAGCGTTAACTGAAGCATGGACGGCTGCTGAATATGATATGCGTGGTATGCCTAATCAGATTTTAATACCTCCACAACAATATGCTTATTTAGTAAGTCAAAAAGTAAGCGACGCTGGTAATATATCTATTTTACAATTCTTATTGGAAAATAATATTGGTAAAAATCAAGGTATTGATGTTCAAATTTATCCTTGTCGTTGGTGTATCGGAGCTGGTCAGTCACAAAAAGACCGTATGATGGTTTATGTAAATGATAAAGACATGCTTTATTTTGATATGACAGTTCCACTCACTCGTGCATTAACACAACCAAGTGTAACAGACGCAGCTTATTTAACATTATATGCTTCTCAATTTGGTGTTCCTAAATTCTTATTTTATCAACCAGTTCGTTATTATGATGGTATTTAATAGGAGGATATTATGCGTATTTTAACTAAAAAAAGATATCAATTTGGTCATGGTGATACTAAGGTAATAACTACAGGTAACTATGCAATTGAGGATGTTCCTGATTGGGTGGAAAAGGATCCATTATTTAAATTAGCAAAGGAAGATGGAGATATTGAGGTATTAGAAGCAAAAATTCAATCTTCATCTGTGAAAGTAGAAGCTGAAGATAAATCTAAAGAAGTAAAAACTGATGTAAAAGCAAAAAAATCTAAAGAGGAGTGATGACCTATGGTTATCACTTCTGCTTCTAATATAAAATGTGGGGATAATCCTGTATACACATTGGATAATTTTTTTAAATTTTATCCGCAATTTAAGGATATAGTACCAGATGTAGTAGCAAATTCTTTTTTAGAGTTAGCCAATAATAATTTGCAGTATAGAAGATATCATGGGCAATGGGAGTTTTGTATGAGTTTATTTATAGCTCATTTTTTAACTTTATATCTTGAGTCTATGAGCGATAGTGATACACCTTCTGCTGATGAAGTTATATCTTCTGCGGCAGTTCGTGGAATAATTACAAGTGAGTCTGTTAGTGGTGTATCTTATTCACAAGATGTATCTATAATAACTAATGATTTAGATGGTTGGGCTCAGTGGAAACTTACTAAATATGGGGTTCAATTTGCATCTATTGCTAAACTCATGGGTAAAGGTGGTATGTTGGTATGGTAAACATGATAAAAGTAAAACATAAAAGTAATTTAAGTACTTTAAAGAAAAGTATAGAATTACTTGGAAAAAGTCGTGTTTATGTAGGTATACCAGCAGAAAATGCAAGTAGAGATAATGGAAATGACATAAATAATGCTGAACTATTGTATATTCAAACTCACGGTGTAAGAAAAAAATCTATGCGTGAAGAAATGCAATTAGCATTAAATGAAGGTAAAGCATATTCTAAAGCTTATGAAATGTACATTAAATCTCATGGTTCACCATTGTGGCATGTACCACCAAGACCTGTTATTGAACCAGCAATAAATTATAATAAAAAAGAAATAGCTAAAAGATTGATAACTGCTTATGGCAAGGCTATGGAAAATATTTATGCTGGTGATAGTATGCAGACAGCTATGCAACATTTAGAAGTAGTAGGTATGTATGCACAAAATATTGTTAGAGCATGGTTCACAAATCCTAATAATGGTTGGGAAGCAAATTCGCCTTTAACTGTTTCTAAAAAAGGAAGTTCTAATCCACTTATTGATACTGGCGAAATGCGAAAATCTATAACTTATGTGGTGAAATCAGATGAGTAGAGTAAATGTAAAACAAGTTATATTATCACCTAAATTCAGACAAGTATATACTGTTACTAGAACAAAAGGACATTATGAAAAAGGTAAATTTATATTAGATGAGCCTATTAAATTTGATATATCTGGTGTTATAACAATAGCTAGTGCTAAAGAAGTAAATATGATACCAGAAGGCGATAGAATAAATGGAGCTATGGTATTTTATAGTTTAGTACCTTTACACACTACTACAAATAATCCAAATGCTATATCTGATACCATTGAATGGCAAAATAATAAATATAAAATAATGCAGGTTAATCCATGGATTGATTATGGATATTATCAAGCGATAGCTGTTCGCATGGAGGGCTATTGATATGATTACAACCTTAGATGAACTAGAAGATATATTATGGGAAGAGTTAATGTCTATTTTAGGATATGAAATAGATAATCCTGCATGGTCTATTAATCCGCCGGTTAGAAGAAGTTGGCAACAACAAGGACAACCAGGTTGGAGCATTAATGATGATATTTTATTTTTTAAAATATTTGATGAATCAGGTCAAGATATAACTATTCCTGTAGATACTATTATTAATAATGATTTAGCGGAAGATATCCAAATTAGTAAAGGACAAACGAGAGTTTTAAGAGTAAATCTTATAGCTTATGGTCCTAATTCATATGATAATCTTATTAATATAAGAAATTACTTTCATGCTAATAGAAGTGAAATTTTAAAAGAAAATAAAATCTATCTAATACCAAGCTCTGATGTTCCCTTAAGAATGCCAGAGCTTTTTTTACAACAGTGGTGGGAAAGGGCAGATTTAAATTTAAGATTTAACTGTCTTATGACATACACTACACAAATTAATGAAATTAAGACTGTTCCACTTAATGTATATGGTAATGCTAGTGGAGAAACAGTTATTGAAAATCATAAAGAAATAACGAAAGGGGATTAATCTATGGCAACAACAAAATCTTTAAGTCTTACCCCTATTGTAGATGTACAAATAACATTAGGTGCTGTTTCTGCTCCTAGGAATAGCTTTAATTTAGGTCTTATTATTGGTAGTTCTACAAAAACTGAACCTTTAAATGAGACAGTAATTTCGACAGCAGAACGTATTCGTATTTATACAGATTTAGATGATATGTTATCTGATGGATATACAACAGATAGCCCAGAATATAAAGCGGCTGTATTAATGAAATCTGCAACTCCATTGGCACCTAATCGTATCGCTATTGGGTGTTGGGATAAAGCAAATGATGAGGAAGCAGTTGATGCTGTTCGTGCTTGTCGTATTGCTAATGCAGAATGGTATGCTTTTACAGTTTGTGGTGCTACTAAGGATGATATAAAAGCGATAGCTCAATATACAGAAACAGCAGAACCAAGTAGTACTTACTTTTATACAGTAGCTACAGAAGATGTATTATCTAGTTCTGGTAATAGCACTGACATATTTATTTTCTTAAAAGATAAAAATTATCGTCGTTCATTTGGTCAATATTGTGGACAAGAAGATACACCAGATGCCGTAGCAGCAACTATGGGCTATGCTATGGGTAATAATACTAGTCTTGCTAATAGTGCCTATACTTTAGCTTATAAATCACTACCAGGAGTAACTACTGACGATTTAACTAATACACAAGTTGAATATATAAAAGGTAATTATGGCAATGTTTATATAAATCGTGGCTATTATTATGATGTATTAGAGCAAGGAACTATGGCAGATGCAACAAGATTTGATGAAATTTTAAATCTTGATATGCTAAGTAATAATATTCAGTTGAATATTATGGATTTACTGTATCAATCTACTAAAGTTCCACAAACAGATGCTGGTGTGACTAGCATAATGAATGCTACTGCGGTTGCTTGTGATCAAGCTGTTAAGATTGGTTTTATCGCTCCTGGTAAATGGAATGGTTCAGCAATTTTAAATTTAAAAACTGGAGATACTTTACCAGATGGATATCTTATTCAAGCAGAGTCAGTTAATGACCAATCACAAGCAGATAGAGATGCACGTAAATCACCACCAATTTATGTATCTGCAAAACTTGCAGGGGCTATTGAACATGTAACTATTGGTGTTACTGTTAATAGATAGGAGGTTATTTAATGGCTTTATCAACATATTCTTTTTTAGATTTATCAGGTTCTATCTCTCATCCTACAATTGGTTCATATTTATTTACTGGTGAAGGTGTTGGAGATATAAATATATCCATGAGTACAGACCGTTCAGCTCATGATGTTGCATCTGATGGTTCTGTAATGGTAAGTAAAATAGCTGGCAATAATGGTACTATAGCTATTACAGCACAACAAACTAGTCCTTTACATTTTTGGCTTCTCGATTGGTATAATACCCTTTGGAGTTTGCCAACTAGTGAATGGGCTACAACATCAATGTTATTAAGAAATACATCTACTGGTGGAAGCCATACAATAAAAGGGATATCACCACAAAAGGTGGGAGATACACCATATCAACAACAAGGTCAAAGGATTACATGGACCTTAATGGCGGCAGATATTCAACATAATTCTAAATAAGCTACATCTATTTTGATGTAGCTTTTTATTTTAAGGAGTAAATTATGATTAATAAAACAAAAATAATTGAATTAAATGGATATAAATTTAAAATTAAAAAATTAAACGCTTTTACAGCATCTTATATAGCCGTGCAGATAGGTTTTTCTTTAGCAGGTGGTTTAATTAATGCGGGTAATACAAATAAAGTAGATATGTTACAAAAAGCAATAAGTGGCATTGATAAAGATAAATTTATTGAAATACAGAAAGATTGTTTATCTGCTGTAGAAATCCTAAATAATATAAATGGTTCAGAAATGCCTGAAGCTTTAATATTGAATAATGGTAGTTTAAGCCATAAAGAATTAGAAAATGATTTTATGACAATTATATTATTAACGATTGAAGTGGTAATGTTTAATGTTGAGGGTTTTTTCGGAGAAAAAGGCTTGCAGAGCTTGACGAACTCCCTGCAAACCAATTCCAAACAGTAAAAGCAGATACATTAAATGAATTCCTTTATAGACCTGTTCTTGCAGGTTTATGGAAACAGCATGAGCTTTGGGACGGTACTTATGATTTAGATGATTTGATTGCTATACATGAAATGCTAGATATAAAAGCAGTTAATGATTATAGAGCTAGTATCGTAAATAATAGTCAGTGAGGTGAAACCATGGCAAATACTAATGTAATTGAAGAATATTTGGTATCTCTAGGTGCAATAGTTAATAATGCACAGTTTAGCGAATTTAACAATACACTTAATAAAGCTAAATCTGCTGTAACTAAATTAAGTGATAGTGCTATGGATACCACCACATCACTTGGCAAAATGGTAACAGGTTTGAGTGCTGTTGCTTCTGCTATAACTGCTGTCGGTTTTGCCACAGCTAAAACTATAAAATCTGTAGCGGATGCAGACATGAAATATCAAGTACTAGCTAAAGATATATGGACCACGAAGGAAAATGCTAAAAGTCTACAATTAGCATTGGATACAATGGGGGCAAAACTTGAAGATGTTGCATGGATTCCAGAATTAAGAGAACAATTCATGCGTCTTAGAACAGAAATGCAAGAACTTCAAACTCCAGCCGATGCAAATAATCAGCTTAAGTATATTCGCTCAATCGGCTATGAATGGCAATCTTTTATGCTTAAGATAAAGATGTTAAAAGAATGGGTAGCTTATTATTTAATAAAGTATTTAGCAGGGCCTATTGAAAGAGTTCGTCAGGGATTAAAAGATATAAATGAAAATTTAAAAATGAATATGCCAAGCTGGGGTAACAAAATAGCTAAAGCATTAACAATAGTAGTCAATTTAGGTATGAACCTTGCACGTTTTGGTAAAACTGCTATAGATACCATTTCTAGATTTTTTAATATGCTACCAGAGGGAGTACAAAAGATTATTAAGTTTATATCTATAATCGGTATGGCTATAAAGTTAAATCCTTTTTTTGCTGCAATGAGTATAATGATACTTCTTATAGATGATTTTTATGCTTATATTGATGGTAGAAAATCAGCAAAAACTTTAGCTCCAGTATGGAAAAAACTTCTTGAAGTTTGGGATGATTTACAAGTTTATTTTGAAAAAGGGGAGTATTATTTACAACACATTATCTCCTTGATAAATACTGAAGCACTACCAAAGCTAAAAAATTGGTGGTCAACCTTTAAACAGATTATGGATAACTTGGTTGAAATATTTTTCCGTATATTGGAGATATTAAAATATATGTTCCAAGATTTTGATGTAATCGGATTATTTATGCTTATGGGAGATAGTGTATCTAGTTTAGTTGATGGTGTCCTTGATTTAGTAGAAGCCATATTGGAATTTATCGCTAAATTATTTGGTTTAAGTGTAAAAGGTAAGGAAGTTTGGAGGGCTTTTGGTAAAGGTATAGAAAACACTTTAAGACTAATGACAAGACTTGTAAGATTAACGGGTGATTTATTTAGTGCATTAGCTAAAGCTGCAAGAGGTGATTTTAAAGGTGCTTTCAAACAAATAATTCGTGCTTTTGGTAATTTTGGCGAAGGTGTTCTTGATGATGTAACAGGTGGAAGAAGTGGTAAAGGTTTAGCTAGTGAAGGTGTTGAAGATATGACTAAATATCTTATTGATAATGGTGTATCTACTGTTGCAGCTTTAGGAATAATGGGTAATTTAGGTGGTGAGTCTGCTTATGATCCTACAGCTTATAATCCAAATGATAATGGAGGCCCTTCTGGTGGTCTTGCACAATGGCACGATACTGATTTTAACGGCAATGGTAGATTTAGTGCTTTAAAAAGATTTGCTGAAGCTAGAGGTACGGACTGGACGGATAGAAAAACACAATTAGATTTTTTACTATACGAATTAAAAACTGGATATAAAGATGTATTAGACGCAATGAACAATGCAAGTAGTGTAGAAGAAGCAGTTGAAATATTTTTAAGAGGATTTGAAAAACCAGAAAATCCAGAAGGAGTATTACAAGAAAGGATAAACAATGCATATGCTGTAAAAGATAGATATCTAGGTTCAGCACACAACTACACAGATACTAATAAATCTAGTGGACCATTACATCTTAAAAACGATAAATTAGAAGTGGACGACTTCTACACACCGCCAAAAGAAGATTATAGTCAATACTTTGAAAAGACTGGATTTAGTGGTTTTTTAGGTCAAGGAACTTATGCACATAGTTTAATAGGTGGTAGCAGTGTTCCAATAATGACAACAGCTAATAATTATAATGGTTCGAGTGTCAATATAGGTCAGATAAATATTACAGCACCAAATGGAACAGAGCCAATGACAGCAAAAGATGTAGCAGGAGCTGTTAAAAAGGTAATACCAGATGTAAATATTGGTGGTATTGGTAATAATGCACGAGATATTAGAAGTATTAGTGGGGTGATAGTATGAGTTTATTTTCTACAGGCTCTATTAATACTTTATCCGCATTATGGCAATTAGGAAAAATAACTGTAGATAGAGCAAATGGTGGTACAGGGTTTTTCTCAAAAGGATACCGACCTAAAGAATGGAATGTTGCTGGCGGTGTAGATAATGGTCAAATTGATATATTAAAAAATACCAATGTAGATAATGTTTTAATTGATACAGGATTTTCTTTGGGCGGTATTTTAGGTGCTTATGTAACAGGTGCATTTGATACTAGTAAAATAGGAGGCTCAAACAGCGAATTAGTATTAGTTAAAACTAATATTGGAGGCTTCTTTTTTGATGCCGTACTAAATGAACAACATGATAGTGAGCTTACTATAACACAACACCCAGTACAAACAGGGGCTAACATAGCTGATCACAGTTTTTTAAATCCGTCTACTTTAACTATGGAAATAGGTATGAGTGATGCTATGGCAACAATGTTAGAAGGTCAATTTACGGAGTATTATACAAAATCGGTATCTGCTTATGAAAAGTTAAGAGAATTGCAAGCTTTAAGATTACCGCTAGCAGTTCACACTAGATTGCATCATTATGATAATATGCTGATACAAAATATTACAGCACCAGATAATTATAGGACACAATATGGTTTACGGTGTACAGTAACGTTACAAGAAATATTTGTAGTAGATGTAGCTACAGGAACAGTATCAACTCGAAACTGGGCATCTAGTGGTACTACAAACAGAGGAGAAGTTCAACCTCAAGAAACGGAACAACCGGGAAGCGGTTTGTATGAAGCGGGGTTTTAATTATGCTATATACGATACCATTAACAAATACAGCTAACCAAATGCTTAGTTTTAAAATAAATATAAACAAAACTAATATACACATAAAACTTTTTTTGCGTTATTTAGAGGAATACAAGCACTGGACAGTTGATATAAGTAATGCAGAAACTGGTGAAATGTTAATAGCAAATTTACCTCTTGTTCCAGGAAGTGGATTAGCAAGTAATATATTAGCTCAATACGAATATTTGAATATTGGAGGAGCTTATATTGTAAAATTTGGTGAAACTCAACTTGAATATCCAGATAATGAAACGTTAGGTTCAACTTTTTTATTGTTGTGGGGTGTATTAGATGAGTAATTTTTTATATCTTAGAAAATATCGTATAGTTGTTGCTTCTTCAACTGCGGAAATTGACAATACACAACCAACAAAAGGAAATGAGAAAAGCGATACGTTTAATGAAAATAAAGAATATGCATTAGACGTATCGCTTTTGCATTGTGTTTTCAGAGTTCGCAGAGGTATGGATTTTAATAATCATGCTGAAGTTAAAATTTATAATTTGAACAAAGATACCGAAGAAAAAATAATAAAAGAAGGAGACAGGCTTATTATTTCTGCTGGATATGAAGGTTATTTGAATACAATAAATTTAAATCCAGAAGATACTAAAAAGGCTGTAGGTTCTAATTTGGTAAGTAAAAAAGATAGTAAAAATAAAACGAAAAAAGATAATAATCCTCAGCAAATACAAGAAAGTCAGCCAAAACAATATGGAAAAATATTTGATGGTCAGATTGTACAAGCTGTTAGAAGTAAAGAGAATAATACAGATTATGTGCTTACTTTAGTATGTATAGATGGGGATACTTTTTTAAATATGAACTTTATATCACTTAGTTGTGTTCGCGGTCAAAATCCTCGAAATGTAATAGATACTGTAGTATCTAAGGCAGAGAAGCCAACACAAGTAAATAGAGTATCACCAACAATAAGTGGGCAAACATTACCAAGAGGAAAAGTTTATTTTGGTAGACCGAAAGATATTCTTACAGACGTGGCACGGGGTAATAATGCTAATGTTTGGATAAATGATGGTCAGGTAAATATTACAAAAATTACAGATACTTACACAGATGAAGCTTTAATATTAACTCCTAAGAATGGATTAATTGGATATCCACAACAAATACAATATGGCGTTTCATTTAGGTGTTTATTAAATCCTAAAATAAATGTATTATCTATGGTTCAGTTAAAAAATACAGAAATAAACGGTATGCAATTACAGATGAATATGCCAGGAAAAAGTCAACCACAGACACTACAATTAGATGAAGAAAATATGTATCAAGCTTATGAAGTTGAACATACTGGAGATACTAGAGGCAATGATTGGTATACAACAGTTAATGCTTATAGTAGATATGGAAAAGATGTAGTTCCTGCAATGATGAAAGGAATTGGCTCTAATCCAAACAGTGTATAAGAGGTGAAACAATGATTACATTACAAGAAATGATGAATGGTACACCTGCAAAAGATGAATTACTGCAACGTAATACATCTACAAAAATAAGAGTTGCTGTTCCTGGAATAATAAAAGAATTTAACTCATTAGAACAAACAGTTATAGTTCAACCGGCAATAAGAGAGTTAGTAAATATTAATGGCCAACAGCAATGGCTTGATTTGCCGTTACTTTTAGATGTTCCTATAGTATTACCACGTGCTGGTGGTTTTGTTGTTACAATGCCAATAAAAAGTGGAGATGAATGCCTTGTTATTTTTGCAGATAGTTGTATAGACGCATGGTGGCAATCTGGAGGGACACAAAATCAAATAGAAATTAGGCGACATGATTTATCCGACGCATTTGCTATTTTAGGTTGTTGGAGTCAGCCAAATGTTATAAGTGGATATAATACTAATGCTATGCAGTTAAGAAATGTAAGTGGAAGTAGTGCAATAACTATTTCGGATAGCGGTATAGATATATCTACATCTAGTATAACTCTTAACGGAATAACAACAATTGAAGGTATTAGATTTATGGGACATAAACACAGTGGAGTACAATCTGGCGGAAGTACGACAGGAGGGGTAAGTGGGTGAAATATAGACGACTTGATATAAATGGAGATTATACACTTGGTAGAAATCGTCAAAGCTTTTTAACGGATATAGACGCTGTAGCACAAGCAATAAAAACACGACTTCTTTTATTGTATGGCGAATGGTGGGAAGATTTAACAGATGGATTGCCATTGTGGCAAAGAATGATAGGTAGCGTAGGCAGTGATGAAAATAAACAGGTGCTAGATTTAATTGTTAAAGAAAGAATAAACGGAACAACTAATGTAAATAGTGTAGTGAATTTTATATCCGAAATAAAAGACAGAAAATACACTTTTACTTGTTTAGTTATTACCGATTACGGAAATCTTACAGTAAGTATTTAAGGAGGGATAAAATGGCATATTTTGCACCGTACATTGATGAGGCTGGTTTACATATCCCTACTTATCAAGATATAAAAGATGATTTAGTAGCTGAAGCAAAAAATATTTTTGGTGATGATATATATCTTGAAAATGATAGTATGGATTATGAATATATATCTGCTGTAGCTTTAAAAATGTATGATACTTTAAATAGCATTGTATATGCGTATAATAGCCGTTCCCCAGTTACTGCTATAGGTTCTGGATTAGATACAGTTGTTAAAATAAATGGTTTAAAGCGAAAATCTGCTAGTTATTCCACTTGTGTAGTTACTTTAACAGGAACACCACAAACAGTTATTAAAAGTGGTGTAGTGCAAGATATTTCCGGCAATAATTGGAATTTACCTAGCAATATAACTATTCCAGAAGAAGGAGAAATTAAAGTATCTGCTATTTGTACAGTATTAGGTTCAATATCTGCTTTAGTTGGAGATATAAATAAAATAGCTACTCCACAATTGGGTTGGACAAGTGTTACCAATAAGGTAAAAGCAGTTGAAGGTCAACCCATAGAGACGGACGCTGAACTTAAAGAACGACAAGCAGTAAGCGTAGCTATTCCATCACAGACATTATTAGAAGGAACTGTTGCTGGTATTTTATCTGTTGAAGGAGTAACAAGATTGCGTGTATATGAAAATGATACGAATTTATCTACAGCTTCTGGCGGTGAAAATCCATATTCTTTGCCACCACACAGTATAACGGCTGTTGTAGAAGGTGGAAGCGATGAGGATATTGCAGAACAAATATACTTACGTAAGGGTATTGGTGGATATACTAATGGGACTACAGAAGTGGCTATTTTAAATAGATATGATATAAACTCATTCATAAAATTCTATAGACCAACCTATATTGATATAGATGTTACTGTAAATATAAAAAAATATGTAGGATATAGCAATTCAATAACAGATAAAATACGAAATAATATATATGAATATTTAAATAACTTACGTATAGGAGATAATTTGTCTGTTTCCCTATTATGGAATGCTGCTTTAGTTGCGAATACAGATTTAACATCTCCTATTTTTAGTGTAGTAAGTCTTACTGCTGGCAGGCACGGACAACAACAAAATACGATTGATATAGAAATGAATTTTAATGAAGTTGTACAAGGAAATATGGATAATATAAAAATTGTTGCAAATTAGGAGACGGGAAATGGATACTTTATATTATTTGAATTTAATACCTTCGGAATACCGTTTAAAACCTAACTTTATACAATGGCTTAATAAAGCAATAACTTTATATCAAGATAATAATGCATGTGCTATAGATATTATAAAAGCATTTGATTTGGATACTGCTACAGGTAATCAACTAGATATAATAGGTATAATATTGGGCAGAAGTAGGCAACTATATTTTCAACCACCGGATAATTTTTCAGCCATACTTGATGATAATGCTTACAGAACATTGTTAAGAGCAAAAATAGTGTGGAACCAATGGAAAGGGTCCATACCTGAATTATATACTTTATGGGATATAGTTTTACCTGAAAATGAGTTAATTGTTTTAGATAATCAGGATATGACAATGGACGTATTTATATCTGGCAAATTAACAGATATAGAAAAACAATTAATAAGACATAATTTAATAATTCCTAAACCTCAAAGTGTACGAATAAATTATGTAATAGTAGAAGATGAAGGCGGTTTGCCTATATTTGCGTATCAGTATAATACTACAAGGTTAGCAGGTTATACTGCTAATTGGGTGTTTGATAATTATAAATTTACAAATAAAAAAATTTTTGGATATGGTGAAGAAACTGATGACATAGCAGGATATACCAACGGACAGTGGATGTATAACATGTAAAAAGGAGTGTAAAGAATGGCTAGAACCAATATACAGGTATTTGATGCCGGATATCAGAATATAATGGACGATGATAATTATAATGTGAATGTGCAACGAACAAGAGGTGTAACTGCGGGCATTGCAGATCCATTATTACACAATAAATTATATAGACAGACTTCAATAATGGCTAAAGCATTGGCAGATTATATAGTAAGTCAAGGTCAAGATTGTCTTGACACAGATTTAAACGCAATAACAAACGCATTCACAAAGGCATTGGAAACGCATACCAGAAAAAATACTGGTGTTTTAGTAACCGAATCTAAAACAGCCGCAAACACCGCTGACTGGAACACATTGACAGAAAGCAGAACATACAAGATATCCGGAGCGACATTTGCCGCAGACAAGCACCAGCCGGTGGGGGCAATCGGTACAGGTGAGTTGGTAGTGCTGAAAAACGGAGATGACACCATAGTGCAGGTATACTATGCCAATAGCACCGAATTTGACAAGGCAGGTGCATACCACCGTGTAAATGTTGGCGGAGCGTGGACGGATTGGGTGTATAACATAACTAATAAAGGCGGCACGGTAACTGGAGATTTTAATATAAATGGGAAGTTGACCGTTGATAGTCTGGATATTAAAAACAACTTTACTGTTGCAGGTGGTACTCCTGTAACAGGAGATGACTTGCAGAAAGTTCAAGACCAGATTATCGCACCTTTGCAAACGTTTTACGTAAGTAACAACGGTTCAGATAACAACGACGGTACTTCTTTATCTAAAGCTTTTAAGACATTTTCTCCGATATATGACAGAATAAAAAAAGACGCATTAACTCTGCGGATATACATTGATAATACTTGTGATGACTTAAATTATATATTGACTAAACCTTTTGACTTTAATAGTCAAATTGGTGGTTCTGGTTCACAAGGTAAAGGGCTTGTAATATCTCCTATTAATTATGAATTAGCTGTTAATACAGATACTAGAGCTACTATATACGTACCATATGGAAAAGCATTTTCTAATTATGGTGGTTCTAATAGATATGATTATTATGGGCATATCCTAGCTGCTGGGTGCAGTTCTATTACTTTAACAGGATTAAATATAAAGCTGCAAAATAAAGGTGAAAATAACTATTCAGGTTTTTTGTTAAATAGTCCCGATATAACTATCTCGCGTTGTAATATAGAACTACAAACATACGATTTATCTAATACGTTTTGGATAAATTCTCTTACGGGTGTTAATTTGTCTGAACGTGTTAATATTACAGGTTCAGGATATTTAATAAATGCTACCAGCGTAAATAGATATACTACTGACCCTTCACTTTCCGAACAGGCGGAACAACCAAGAGAAATTTCTACTTTGGCTGCTACGCAAGATGTATACGTAGAAAGGTTAATTTCTGGGGTAAATACTACCATAGATAGCAATATATTAAATAAAGGTAACCATGCGTGCACAAGTGATGTATACGTTAATTTTTCTAACATAGGAAGCTAACCGGCAAAGGCAATCGGGAGCGGTAACTTAATCAAATCCTTGTGTGTAAATTGCTTTTGTTTTAGAAGGTAATCCTTTTGTACCACCTAGTGTATCACCAGTAAAATTAACACTATTATTAATATATTTTGTTATTAATCCTCCAACAGTACCACCGGTAACATATTCAGCATCAGGATTTGTTTTAGGGTCTGTTTTATATCTTTTAGAATTACTATCATCTATTATCAAAGATGTTCCAGTTATTGTAGCGCCTGAACCAAAATCAAACTTAATAATATCAATATTAGTCATATTGTAAACATTTATAATAGAACAATTATCCTTTAATGTCATTGTGTTACTATAACAATCTCGCATTTCATAAGATTTACTCAAGCAATAGAAAATACTATTTCTATATTTATCTTTATCTAAAGTGTCATCACTAAACTCGAACATTACACTTTGTAAATAAACATTAATAGGGTTTACTATAAAAAAACGTCCCCATTGATAATATTTTTCAGGTGAACTACTAGAATAATCAACAATGCCCGTTGATACTTTTCCATAAGGAACTATTATTTTAGCTATGATATGTTCTGTTCTATAAGTATCCCATGCTCCTACTAATCTAAAAGTATCGACTTTTAATGCGCTGTTATCAATAGGTTTACTTATAGCGAAGGTATTATAAATTTGGTTTTCCGGCTCTGTATAAGTTGTTAGATTTATAGTGAGCGTAGGAATATTTTTTGTTATTAAACTTACAGCTTTATCTAATGTCCTTACTGCTGTTGCTTGTGTTGTACCATCATTGTTATCATTACCGTTTTTTTGGTCTACGTAAATATCTTGACTCGGTGCGATAATCTGTGACTGCAACTTATCTATAGCTTCCTGCTTCAAAGGCGGTGCGCCGCCTATAGTTAAGCCTTCAGACACTTCTATATTATCAACGGTCAACTTCCCATTTATATTATTTTAGGAAGTAACTACCTTGGAAGGGAGGTGATAAAAATGCGTAAGATATTAATAATTATGGCAGTCTGTATAGCCTGTATGTGTTCTATATGCTCAGCTAAATCGTTGCATAACCTGCAAGATGAAATACCGACAGACAAAGCCTTGCATTTTGCGGCAGGCTATATAATTTCCGACCAGCTTCAGCGCAATGCTAATTGCAGTGCGTTTGAAGCTTTTTTAATTACAAGCAGTATCGCATGGGCAAAAGAAAAATGGGTCGATGACAGTGTAGACAATAAGGACGCATATGCTACAATGGCGGGTAGTTTGTTTTATCAAATAAATTTTTAACGAGGTAATTTATGTATGAGCAAACCATAAATTTTATAAGTTCTCTCATTCCAACAAGACTTGAAACAATAGTGGGCGGAGGTGTTGCCTTTGTGGGTGTTTTAATGCAGCATTTATTCGGACCGTTCAACGAGACATTCGAGACACTATTAATCCTAATGGTTATAGATTATATAACCGGTATAAGTGCTGCATGCATTAATCCGAACATGAAGCTGGACAGCGGCAAATGCGGTACAGGTGCATTAAAAAAAGTCGTTATCTTACTTGTAATAGCGACAACATATAGAATTGATTTAATAGGGCAGACAATGGCAAAAGACGTTGTTATGCTCTTTTTTATTGGGCGTGAGGGATTGAGTATCCTGGAAAATGCCGCAAACTGCGGACTGCCGATACCGCAGAAATTAAAGGATACGCTGGCACAGTTTACGGAGTTGAAAAAGAACCGTTAATCATATTGCAAAATAAGCCGTTTTTGTAACAGGGATTATCCTATCTTACAAAATATCGGCTTTTTGTAATACGGTTGTTTTTCGGTTGGTGAATTGGATGGTAAAACCTGTAAACCATTGCTATTACTGATTTTTTATCGGTTGGTAATTGGAAGGCTTTCGGCTTTTTATCGGTATTTTGTCGGCTTTTTATCAGCTTTTTTATCGGCTGTTTTACAAAAAGAGAATTTCTAAACGCCTCGAAATCGAGGGGTTTAAACTGGTCGATTTCTACCAGTTTGCAAATAACAGGCAAATAAAAAAAGCCCTGTAAATCAAGGCTTTAAGGAAAATATCATAATATATCAAGATGTTTCGGTAAATAAATCGTGATATCAAGATACTGTTAAGATTTTAAATAGGAGTGATTTTCATGTTAAAAGTTTTCATTAATCCGGGGCATGATATGGATTTAGACCCTGGAGCTTGTGCGAATGGTATTAGAGAAGTAGATATTGCTTTAGCTATTGGCGAAAAATTAAAAAAGACAATGGAAGTAATAGGTTATCCATGTCAACTATTGCAATCAGATAATTTAAATGGAGAAACAAAAGGTAAACCTAATGTCTGTGCTACTGCAAATAATAGTGGTGCAGATATTTTTATATCTATTCATTGTAATTCTGCTGCTAATGTTAGTGCAAAAGGAACAGAAACATTAGTTTATGCTTTAGATGGTGGAAAATCTAATATTTTAGCTAAATGTATTCAGGCACAAATTGTTAATTCTCTTAATATGGTGGACCGTGGCATTAAAGAACGTCCAGATTTGTGTGTATTAAGAGAAACTAGTATGCCTGCAGTATTAGTAGAAACAGCATTTATTTCAAATCAAGAAGATGCTTATAAACTTATGTATAGAATAGAAGAATTTGCTAATGCTATCGCTAGAGGTA